CCTCATAGTTAATTTTATACTTACGAGGCTGTAACTCATTAACAATAGATAACCCATAAGGTATAACAGTTACATCTTCTTTTAAAGACGCATCGGAAGCATTAATCCACTCCCCACTCACCGCTAAATGCGCCCCGTTTGAATGTTCTATAGCGTGACTCGGAGGCCAAGGAGCTGTTGCGGCACTGGTACCTAACGATAGTTTGCCTGATTTTTTAACTATAAGCATATCCCTATTGTTACCGCCTGTTCCTTGGCCACCCACAACAAATAACCTATCGTTCGAGGAATATGCACTTAAGCTATTAGGCCCATATGAAGTATTAAATGCCCCCACAACAAACTCAGAAGCACTGTAAGCCGTAGTATTACTCCCCGAAGCTGTAGAATACCACCCCTGCGCCTTTGTGTTATTACCCCACGCTGTAGTTAGGTTCTGCACTGCTTCAGTGTCCTTACCCCACGCCGTAGCCGTATTACCAGAAGCTTCTGTATTATCCCCCCAAGCGGTAGCTCGGTTATCGCTTGCTTCAGCACCGTCCCCCCACGCCGTAGCCCTTGGAAAGGTAGCGGATGTATTTCTGCCCCATGTCATAGCCTCAACCCCGGAAGCCACAGTATTTAAACCGAACCCTGTAGAGTTACTTCCTATATTACCATGGTCCCACTCAGCCCCTGAGACAGTCCCGGCCCTAAAAGCAGCTCTACTGGGAACCCACATCATACGTGTCCCCTCACCCGTTATAAATGTCGTACCTGTAGTACCTGTGATAGCAAACGCCCCACCAGTTAGGAGCATCCTATGCCCGTCCATCGTAACAGTCCTGTTACCAGTTAAAGCCCCATCACCCAAATACAGATTATTAAAACCTGCATCAGCAAGAATCTGGCTATACTTAACTCGCCTGTTTATCTCTGATATATTGTCATAGACTAAAAACAAATCATCCTCATCCAATGATGTATGGTCTGTTAGTCCCGCTACATCTACGCCAATCACTGCCTCTCCTCCCAAGCCAGTATCTACTGTTATTCCTAATGCAGTATCAATCGTAGACGCTATTACTTCACGTTTTGTAAATTCATGCGGACTGTTCGGGTCCCCATCAACTGAAAACGAGAAAAATAACCCGTCCTCTTCTGAGTCTACCGATACAGTATCTATACCAAAGGGAATTGAATATGTATACTCCAACTGGTCAGAAACCCGCTCAAACACCTCAAACCGAACCGAATCTCCATCCACATACACATCCTTTAAATATAAATCCTCTGCATCCTCCGGTTCTTTTATAGGTAGAAAGCACACAGTATACTCCCGTCCAGTTTGGAAAATACCGTTAAACGCTAACACCGTCCTTTCACAAAACGTAGCACGGCCTGACCCATCTATATATAACTCCTCAGTAAGTAACACAGCATAGTTCAGAGGCTCAGTAATAGACTTAAACTGTATTAAATACTTGTCATACTCCTGTAAATGTACCCAAACATCACTTATGTCAACGCCATTAACATCGTCAGCATCAAACCTTATCCCCTGTGCATTATCCCAAGTAGCCTGCAAAATGACAGTGCTTAAATCTTCACAAGCTGTACCCGGGAGACCCCCCATGAAAACAACGTTACCCTCACTGACCGGACTGCCTGTTTCAAACGTGAAGCAGACCGTACCTGCGCCTTCCCCCGTATCGCCTTTTGGTCCCTGTGGCCCTTCGTCTCCTTGTGGTCCCTCTGGCCCTTCGTCTCCTTGTGGCCCCTGTGGCCCTTCGTCTCCTTGTGGCCCCTCTGGCCCTGTATCACCTTGTGGGCCCTGTGGACCTTGTGGGCCCTCTGGCCCTGTATCACCTTGTGGGCCCTGTGGACCTTGTGGCCCCTCTGGACCTGTGTCTCCTTGTGGTCCCTCTGGCCCTGTATCACCTTGTGGTCCCTCTGGCCCTGTATCACCTTGAATCCCTGGCTCTCCTTGTGGCCCCTGAGGTCCCTGTGGCCCTTCGTCTCCTTGTGGTCCCTGGGGTCCTGGAGCACCACTCATGTTTATACACCACGTAGAATATTCACCACTGCCCGTAATAGACGTAACCTCTAAAGAAGCCTCCCCAGTAGCTGAGGTGTAACTCAAAACCGTAGCTTCAAACAAATTATCTCCATTGTGTGCAAATATTATAGACTGGCCCGGAGTATACGCCAAGCCCGTACCTACATTCACATCTACAGTGTCTCCAACAGTAAGCGCATCTAAATCTATCACATCCTCCGACTCACACGAAGAAAAAACATCCCCATCCTGTCCGTCCTTACCCTCACGCTGAAAACAAATCACATAGGTATTGTCAAAGTTTATTATCCCTGAATTGGATATATGCTGCACATTTAAGGTGTGAAGCGACAATGTACCAGACCCCCCCGTAGCCCTGAATATGTATGACTCGGCATTGTTGTTCACATTTGTTATCTGAACCGAAGCGCTCCCCCCGTCATTCAGAAACCCCCTTAAAACAAAAAAATAATTAGACCAAGCGGCTTGTTGCTCGCTAATCCAATGAATATCAAGGCGTTCTATATCTTGCCAGTTCAAAACCGTATTACCCGCATTGTCTTTAGGCCTAAACTGCCCAGCGAATGAAGCACTACCACTTATCACATCTTCCGTAGCCTCCCATCTACCACATACCGCCCCGTCTACGCCATCAGGCCCAACTGGTCCCACGGGACCTTCAATACCCTGCGGTCCCTGAGGCCCTACATCTCCTTGATCCCCTTGCGGTCCCTGAGGCCCTACATCTCCTTGATCCCCTTGCGGTCCCTGAGGCCCTGTAGGCCCCTCTGGTCCCTCTGGCCCCTCTGGCCCCTCTGGTCCCTCTGGCCCCTCTGGAATCTCAATACTATACACAGTTACTAAGGTATCCCCCATCCTATCCGTTAACGTAAAGTAAATGCTGTCAGAGTCAGAATTGACATCGGAAATATAGTAGTCCGCCGCCCAGGCATCCCCATAATACCCAGAGAGCTCATCAGAGACTATTACCTCAAAATCATCACCAGTAGTCTCCAACCTTAAAGTATCACCTTCAAAGTAAAAAGCCGTGACTGCATAACTACCCACTCCTCCGGAACCGCTTGCTATAAACTTCGCAAACGTCCCATTGTCCAAAGAAATCGTAACTGTATCTCCTTCCTGAGTAGCAGGTAAAAGGCTCGATCTTAAAAACCCCAAATAAACGGGAAAAGTATCGCCCGCAGAAACTAAGTATAAACTATCCGCAAACGTATAAGCATCTTGAATGCCAAATATATCAATATCAACAGGTAGTACATCTCCTTCCTCATTAAACCCAAGCATATTAATACCCTGCGTCTCTAATGGCAGATTAGGATACTCAGGTAATTGTACATAACCCGAAGGTTTAAATCTCATCACATACGGCACTCCATCGCCCGCCGTGTTCGCAATCTCATAATACAACGCATCTGTAGAGTCCTTACGGGCCTGCAAACCGCCTGAAAGCTGATTAAACGGCGACTGTTGCGTACTTGAAAACAAATATCTCCCTAATAGCTGATCCGTGTCCAACGATACAGGGATACTATCATCCAAATTCCATAGCCCCAAAACTACAACAGGTACATCACCCCCAGGATCAGCATCCCTTCCCGCTATAGTCAGAACATTAGGCGACCTAATCCACCAATTATCAGAATCATCAAACCCTGTATCTGTAAAAGTGTACTCTAAAAAATGATTCTGCCAAGTGAGCGTATGGCCGGCTTTATCAACAACCCTTACCCCGTTGAATTGCCCATCATCAGTATAAATGTTTTCAAACCCCCCTGTCAAGGAGTCAAGCCCACCCAAAACCAGATCTATCTTTAAAAAAGCATCAGTTATTACATTGGCTTTCAGGTTTTCAGGGATAGTAGAAGCCCTAAGCCCTAAATTAAGGAAATCAGTATGCTCTGCTACCATGCCAATGCCATTCTGAGGAGCATTGGTCCCTGTGGAATCATAAACCGTTAACGTGGCCTGATTCCCACTCGTGCCTAAAACATTAGTTATTGTGAACTGATTACCTTGAAAATCCCACAAGGTGAAGCCCTCCTCAATGTCACCTACCTGATAGGTATTTGTATAGTCATTGAAAAGGCCTAATACAGTGTATTCTGGCCCGACTCCTGTAGATTGTACTACATTAAAAGTACCGTTTACCTGCTTTAGCGTCTGGCCAAAAAAAGTAACGGGAAAAATACACAGTAATAATATTAAATACCTCGCCATACAATAAAGCCGTTTGCGGGATCATGAACGTAATAAAAAACGTTACCCCCCGTATCTATAAAACAATACAAAAATATGTTATATCTCGCCTCTCCCTTACCTACCATGTACTGCATGATGTTCCCTACACTCCCTACAGGCACAGCAAACTCAGTCTGATCTTGCGGGTCTAACTCATAAAACTCTATCACATCTGTCCGAATAGAATTAGCGACCCCTCCCCCATAACCGGATAAAAAATTAGCACGGTACTGCAACAAACTGTCTAACCCGTATGTATTATCAACAACCACACTTCGCTCCCAGTCAAGGATATAGTAAACAAGGTTATTAGTCGATAACTCCCTAACGTATCCCTGCCTGTAAGATAATATCCCAATAAGATCAGAAGTCCCCACATAAAAAACATCAAGCTCTCCAACAAACCGAGCATTCCTACCCTGAATCAATGCCTGGGGTATTCCATAAAACTGATTTACCTCTGACTTCACCGCATTCATAACATCATTACCAGAAGGACTTACCCTCTGATCCTTGGCATCTAAATAAGTAAATTGCCCATAGACGGGAACACTCAACATAAACACCAACATAATTATAAGAATCCGCATCAAAATGTAAGTTTAATAAGCCAATTAGAATAAGCATCCAGATTAGCAATCCTGAATTTAACATTGCCATTACCAATAGAAATTATCTGCCGCTGCGGAGCGTTTAGTGTCTGAGTACCAGTGTATTGAAAAGGCAGGCCTGTCGAAGGGCCGCCTACCTGCTCGGATGATGCCTCTATAACATCAAAAGTAGGTATCCATAAATTACCCGCAGCGTTGTTAACTCCCGTATTCCAAACATACTCAACCTCTAAATCATAATTACCGTTTGCTAAAAACGACAAGCTGCCATGAAGCCCAAAACTCAATAAGTGAACTTCATTAGGAACCGTAACTTTGCCAGACCCTGTAGTGTGTGTAAATTCAACTCCTTCACCGTCAGCCACTATCACTGCCCCATTGCTCATATACACCATTATCCCACAATCGCACTCCTCAGCCTCTCCAGGCGGCCCAGTAGGCCCCGTAACGCCGCCAGGGCCAACAGGCCCAGTAGGCCCAGAATCCCCGTCATTAGGAAGGTACCGCCGTAAACAACACAGAACCTTCTCAAACTCTGAGCGTGTTATGAAATGAGATTTTGGGTAATTAAACATGAGGAAGTACTGTTTTACAAGTCTTACATTTCCCGCACGGTTTCCCCGATTTAGGTATTCTACAAAACCAAGAAAGGGATAATAAGTCCTTAGGTAACTCAGATATTAATTCTGCCTTAGTCTTATCTTTTATAGGGTACAGATATTTGACTTTTTTATGACCTACGCCTTCCATAAGCCTAATCCTATCTGCCTCCGTCTCAGTATAATACTCCAACCGGCTAACGTCCTCTTTATTGGAGGATATAATTACGGAATCGACATCGTGCCGTTTATCTCTTAATATAACACCTGTCATAAAGCCAATGACTTCCTTATCCTTGACAATGCTCAGGTTCCCGTAATCAAAAGCGGACTTTAAGTAAGTGTACTCGAATGGAAGATTCTTATCTACCCACCCTAATATCTTAGCTACAGCCACCCTCTCCTGCTCGTGACGCTTAGTCCAATTCTGGAGTTCGCAGTAATGTATTAAAAGCGGGGTTTTAGAGAGCGCATACTGCCATAAGCAATACAGGCTGTCTATCCCCCCGCTGAAATTCAATAATGTCATATTAAAAGGGAACTACCCCTGATTATTATGTACCACCTTCACCACCTTCACCACTTTCACCGCTTTCACCGCTTTCACCGCTGTCGGCCTCACCACAATCGCAAGCATTAAGCAATGCAGCTTGAGGTTTCAATGGCATGGACGGCTCAGCAAGAATAGCATCCAGAACAAGAGCAAGCCCGTTAGAAGCCGTGTTATCACCACACTCAAAAAATATAGTGGTGTCTACCGCATTTTTGTAATACTCAAAACCACCGTGCCCTTCAACATCGTAGCTAAGGTTGATTACATTGTAATTGGTATTAACATCAGCTTGGTAAGGCCCAGCCATTTGAACGCCTGATTCAGTTATTCTGTAAGGGCCTACCTCTACACCCTGCGCCCAGAACTCTTGAGTCTTAGCATCGTATCCTGCATACTCCTCGTAAGCAAGTTCTTGTATAGTCTCAGTAGAAGGAAGGGCGCACTCCCAATCCACAAACGATACTTCAAAAGCAGTACCTCTGGGGAAAGTCTGAGTAAAAGGAATCCCACAGAAATCCTTGATAGAACCACAATTAGATGTAATTCTAACCACAGGACAAACTGTATTCCCTTCGCCATCAACCAACGCCAAAGCATCTTCATCAGTCAAAGGGTCAGCATCCAACCCTGCCGAAGCGGGATCAAATAGATCAACCGTGAATAACGCCTCAGGATCAGCATTGATAGCCTCCTTCAAACTAACCGCAAAAGCCCTGCAATCAGCCTCGTTGCAATCATCCTCATCACAAGGATTGCAGCAATCAGTCCGAACTACAAAGCTCTTATTAACTGGCCTATAACCATAATTTATAAACGCCTCTGCATCAGTCAAGCCTAACTTGATGATGTAATCACGTTCGCACTTAACCTCAATATCATCCAAATGGATAATCTGAGGAACACACCCATTGTAGCAGTGGGATTCATAGGAAATAACATTCTCACGTTGAATGGCCTGTCCGCCACTTCTCGCTATGTCATCTACTACACCATCTCCGTCTGCGTCGATTCCTACCGCAATATAAAATCGCCTCGGCATAGGATCGGCAGAAGCATCCACAGATTCGTTGGTGTCAGCATCAAAAACTCCTACCTGACCCAAAGCCAAATCTTCTACTCCATTGCCCGCAGCCAAAACGCTCTGTTCCGCATCTGGGAACAAAACTGCTGGTACAGGATTCGCATTTCTACTCATCTTAAAAAATTTTAATTAGTTAAATTTAATCTTTGTATCTTACTGTCTATCGCTGGACTGTCTGATGAAGAGGCTGCTAACACCACCGCAGTGTCAACTACCTCACGATGTACTATATCCGATAACTCGCAGTCCTGTGTACCTTGATATAACTCACCATTGTACACGTATCCATCATCATGCCAATCCTCAGCGTTGTGCATCCACTTGTGCGCCCGTAAATAAGTCATGTGCAACGAATCTACAGAAAACCCTTCGTGATACACTCGAATGCCGTTCTCTAAAAACCTAATCGGCGCTACCGACCATTCAAAGTCAGGCTTTGAGAAAGTATTAAAAACATCGTCATGCTGAAACACCTGAACTCTAATGTCCTTGTGGTACTTACCCTTCCTGGCCTTAACTACCGCCGACATAAAATACCGATAATCAACGGGAAAGTTAGCCACCGAGTCATTAACCGGTACTCTCTCCCGCTTCGTTAGTCCCCGCAAATTCTCAATAGACCTTTGATTACGCTCCACACCCCTTGATGGGTCCCGGTATGGAATATGCCTGAGAATGACCTTATCTACTGAAATGTTCAGCAGTACATCAATCTCAGGCACTGAATATTCCCTCCGCTGGTTAGAGTCTAACTTGTTATACCCAAGCTTAAACTCATAGTGCATAGCCTTTATGTCCATTAATTGTCAACTTTCTCGCGAAGTCTTTTCACTAACGCTTGATTCTTAGTATCACGTAACGTCTTAACAACCTCGCCCACATCAGTGCCTATGAATAAATCACCGTACCTAAACTGCGCACCGTCACGGACAAGCTCTCCTTTCTCCATCGCTCGTATAGCAAGTGCTCGCAAGTTGATGTCCTCAATGTCAGCCTTTAACCATTTCAGCACCTCATCAGGATCCTGGTCAATCAACTCACCAAACATGCCCATAATTACATCGTCGTTGGCATGTTCCTTAACATCGCGGCCTCTCAATATCAAAATAACATTGTTCTTAACCGTCCTGCTAACCTCTTCGAGAAGCCTGAAACACTGAGATACCTTGTGTACCTTAGTGGCTCTCTTAGACGCCTCCTCCTCCTCGCTATATATCACAAACTGAACCAAAGGATCCGCATCCGCCTCAGAAATATTGTTGGCTACAATGTCATGTGCCCGCATTATCCCAAGCTGAATCTCATCCTTCGGAACGCTGTCGTCAAACACCATGGTCTCGTACTTCAAAGTAACCCTTGCCTCCGCTGCCATGTCCCAAAATGGATGAGGCTCGCCAGACGTAGCTTTTAGACTTAAATCAAAGCCTGTAGCCTGCTCCAACTCCTTCAACCGATCCGGGTCAATGGCAACCTGATATTTACCGTTACGACCAATAGTCGCTCTGATTTTCTTAGGCTTACGCAAAAGATTCTCCTCATCAGTGCCCTCCCATGAGTTCACCTTGCCCACTATGGGCTTTACCTGTACTAACATATTTCGCTTCTTTTAATTATTACTGCAATATCAACTCACCAGTACGGCTCGTATCCTCAATGTGCACACCACACTGATCCAATACGTGAACCTCATAGTAATCGCCTGCATGTGCAGTCCCTTGGTTATTAGGACGTCCATAAGGACCTATAGCTCCATCAATGTACCAGTGAGAAAACGCATTACGCTTCTTCATCAGCTTGATATTACTGTCCTTACCTTCTCCGGAAAAGTCAAAGAATGTCAACCTTGCAGATTCCTTAGGCTTACCAGTACTCTCGTCAATGTCAGTATGGAATGTACTGTTGTCGTATATAGGATTGTGCCTAAGCTCCAAAGACATTCCATTAGCCATCTGATAATGAGTGTACTGAGCTCCATAACTCAACGCATGGGGAGCAAAATCAGAAGTTGTGTTTCTGATGAACTTATTATCCACGACTTGAATGAATCCACTTGAAGCTTGATCTCGTGTCACCGCATCATGGAATGCCAACATCCCAACCTCTCCAGTATAAGCCACCATCTTACGCTTACCGCTGTTAGGAGCCACACGCTCAAAGAAAATATCCAAAAGGAACTCTCGAATCAACTTAGCAGACAGTTTGTTNTAACGCTCTTGATGACCACTCTCCAGCAACTGCTGAATACCCGGACCTGTTAAAACAGGACGTCCAGAACTACCTTTTAGTTTCCCAGTTGACCTACGGCCATACCACAAACTGGTTTCAAGTTCCTGATACCACTGCATCCAGAACTCCGCCTCGGCATAACGCATCCACGAGGTGTAAATCCTACCATTACTGTCTGGTATCCCGACCGCCAATATCTCATCAGCAGCGTCCCCTGTTACCTTGTGGTGCTTTCTAAATCGAGAAAGGTTACTCTTCAACTCCATAGGAAGAGCATAAGTCGTACTACCTGACTGAACTGATCCTTCCTCGTAAGGAGAGAACATCTTAGCCCACTTTTGCCCAGCCTGTAAATACTTGACTGGCATATGCAACGCTGGATCTCCGTCCACAAACTGAACATCATACACCCAACCACTGCCCACAGGCTTCGGGTCGTTCTGCACCCTTACAGACAAACGCTTACCGCTGTCCCCCGGAGTGATAGTGTCGCCAGGAACAAACCAATTCAAGTCTAACTTTACCTTGAAAATAGTGTTTCTAATACCAGGCTTATCAGCAGTATTGGGATTACCCATACTAACCAAAGGCCGTCTATTAGTACCCTGCAACTCCCACGTCCACTCGGTACTGTTGATCTTCTCCTCTCTTCCCTCACTCGATAATTTGTAAAAGAAGGGAGCATTGTCGTAATCATACGCTGCAAACGCCTTACGCATCTTCCCCTCAAGGACGTCAGGCTTAGCTCGCAGTGCCCTACCAAGGTGGTTCATCTCGGTAAAGTTAGCGTGCCACGGCAGCTTTTTAATCAAATTTTGAAATTGTACTTTTGCCATCTTTAATTAATTTTAAAATTTTGCCACTTCCCAAAAAGGACGAGTCTCTGTCCGTCCAGTGGTTCTCCCTGAACCTTCTTTGGTTTTCTTCAATAACTCTTTTGTTCTCTTAGTCGCTTTAGTCTGAGCCGCTCTCTCGATTGCCCCAAAATCGAAACCAGAACGTAATAAATGGCCCAGTAAAAACAAATCTTCTGGATTCTTAGTCACGATATTTTGCATATCACGTTGAAACCCAGTAACATAACCATTCCCCATCTTAGCGACCGGACGAGTTAAATAATCATATACCTTATCAGAATCTATCTTTACTCCCTTAACCTCGTCAATCTTCGCCGATGCTGCCTTCAACGCCTCTAACCTCTCCTCGTTAGCCCTCTCATTAGCCTTACGCTGCTCCTCGGCTTGATAGATTCTCTCTTCTTTTTCCTTTTGCGATTTCGCCTCTAACCTCCTCCTATACGTCTGTGCCTTCTTATCCAGAAGCCCCGCATCAGCAAGCACCTCAACCTCCTCGTCAATCGTCTCCTTATCAGCCTGCTCTACATTCTCCAAGTAATGACGTACCATCGCCTCCGCCCCCTGATCAGTCTCTACATTATAGGATTTCCAAGTCCCGGCGCCTACCAACTCATAGTATTCCTCAGGCGTACCCCCGTTCTGGACAAACCGAATGAAACTCTGGGACTCCTCGTCAAAACCAGACCTCCACTCATCAATTGCCCCCTCTACGGACTTCCCAACAAAACCACTCAACTTCTCATAGAAAGTGCGCTCATCTACTTCGTCCCCCTCGCCAACACCAAGATCATAACCGTACTCCTTTAAATCTAAGGCCAACGATTTCCATAAATCCTTGTCAACAGGATCATCGTCCTCTTCCGTTTCGGTATCTTCTTCCGAAGCTTCCTCAATTTCTTCCTCTTTTACCTCTTCTTCCTGCTCTTCCTCTTCGTGCTCTTTTTCTTTTTGCTCCCCTTCTTCGTCTTGTACGCCATCTCCAAATACTTTTTGAATGTCCTCATCAGATAACGGAGCCTCAAAGTCAACCTCCGCAAAATCTACATCTCCGCCTTTAACTGTGCCCTCAAAAATAGATTCAGGGTCCCATTGAAACTCCTCTAAACTTGTCTCTTTCGTTCCGTCCTTCATATATTATAACGTTTTTATTTGTGTTTTAGTTCCCGATTTCACGGAAAATATGAAAAATAATTACTATTTTTTCCTTTTATGGTGAAATTGGAGGCGCAGAATCCACTGGCTCAGTGTTAGGTACCTCCTTCAAATCATCGCCCTTATGCTTGTCCAAAAATTCCTTTGCTACCTCTACCGTATCAGGTACATCATTGTCATTCATGTCCTTATCGTCATTAAAACCCATAGCCAATATCAACTGCTTCTTAATTGCCGTCTCTCTACGCTCTTTCTCCAAAACTCGTATTTCTTCTAATTTCATCTCGTGTTTACGCTGCTCAGACTCCATCTGGGCCTCTAAAAATTCCATATTGTTTTGATGTTCCATCATTTGTAGCTGCTGCTGCCGTTCCTGCTGATCGCGCTCTGCCCTCTCTAACATCTCCTCCTGCTCCTGCAACCCTCTGGCACGCTGAACTTTCATCAAATCCGACATCCCTATCACACCATTCTGCATAGCCGCATGAGCTAACTCCTTCATGTCCTGCTTAATCTGATGCGCCTCCCTACTGTCAATTATGAAAACTCCAAAAGTACTGCTGTCCAACAACCCTAAGTCCAACGTAAGCATGTGCTTAGTCATATCGTCCATCACATAGCTCAAATGAGTCATGTCTGAATTGTAATACACTACCTTAGCCTTCTCTACCAACGCTTGCATTACATTCCTCTTAACCCGCGCCCGCTTCGCTAAAAACTCCTCTAAAATAGAAGACGCTATGTGAATAGTCTGCTGCACATTCCTAACCGCTGATCTCTGGTGGATGTTACCCTCTAACTCCTTGGGAACCCCTATTACCTCACCGCACTTCCGGTCAAGGTAGTCGGCAATATTCATGTATTTCTCAATACTCTGCCCGGCACTTAAATCCACCTCCTTGACCAATTCAGGGATAGTACCATGGAAATTCTTTAAGCCCTCTTGGTTGGGATCCAGATACCCAATATTGTTAGTCTCAAAATAATACTCAAATTCCTCTAACCCTATCACATCGTTGCGGGGAATAGCGTTGTAATTCAAAAACACACGCTTGCCTTTGTCAGAGGCCATGGCCTGCTCTATGCGGAACCACACTATATTGTACAGGTACTGATACTCCTTCATCCTGTCCATCAGGGAAGTAGGAACCGAGTTCTCATGGTCATAAATAGCCCCCACATATGGTAACTTACACTCATACAAGTTATTAATGTCCTTATGCTGGTTAGGCATTGGGCGACATCGGACATATTTGTCCTTCATTATCTTTGTTGCCTCATGCACCTCAGGTATCCAATCCCACTTGATAGAAATATCCCCTATCTTCTTGTCTAATTTATAATCCTCAGGGACTAACATCTCCTGCTCATCCCCATTCTCATCCTCATACGTAAGAAAGCCTACCTTTCTCAGCCCCTTCCAAACAGTGTGAATAACCCGTATGCCGTCCCTGTCGTCCCACATCTGTTCCCAATGGGCGTCATCGTTAAACCCCTGTCCAGAGTAATTGTAGTAATCATATATCTCGTCTATGTCTTTCTTACTCAACTCGTCCCCATACTCAGAAATGACCTGCGAAGGGGTCTTCCTGTACTCAACACTTAGCCACTCCGCATCCTCTATGTAATCCAAATCGGGATTAATGTCCAAATCAACATAAATAGGATTTACAGGGGTGACTGTAGGATGCCCGCCCTTTTCCCCTATGTAATACACCTCCAAGGCTGAAAGGGTCGCTGCTTTTAATTGCTTTCTAAATTTATCGGGCAAATCCTCTTTTAGGGTCAAATACTCCAACAACTGCTCCGCCATCTTTTCTGCAGGAGATTGATACTTACGCTCCATGTACTTAGCAATCTTATCAGGAGTCATCGCCTCTATCTCCTGCTCCGCTGCGGAAAGGGATTCTTCATCCACCTCACCTCCTTCCATCATCTTTGTCATAACGGCCTCACGGATAGGTCCCATTATCTCATCATAGACAAACTGCTTCACCATCCCAAAAGCCTCCTGCTCGGCCTCCGTAGTAGCTTCCCTATTCACCGCTGCTACCTTAGCCTCAAAAGGCCGCTCTAAATCAAGCCCCATTATTGCCTTTAGCTTAGTAGAAACTATGTCCCTATTTACTAAGCGAGAAGGTAGCACATCTAAATCAATCCCCAATCCGTTGGTCAAGTGTGCAAAATCATCAATATTCAGCACCCCATTATACAAATCGTAATTAGCCTTTATCCTCCGCTCCCGGTCAACTAACCCATCATTAATCGTCGGTCGGAACTGAGCAAACGGACTTAACCGCCGGTCCAACCGATCACACATATCCCTATAATACTCTTTCTGCTTCCTGTCCTTAGAACCTTGCGAAAGCGTTTGCCTTTTCTCCATAGTTTGATGCCCTCTTGTAACGTTCTGCTAATTTGTTAGCTATGTGTTCTTTAGAACGTTCCGCCTCTCTCATAGCCGCTGGGTTTTCCTCTATCGCAAACATCAACATAAACATAGCTGATACCCGGTCAAAGTTACCCTTACGGTTCCAACGTATCGTTTCTTCCAATAATCCAGGAGACCAAATGCGATCCAAATTTCTCACGGGCTCCCCGTCTACAAAGGTATGTTCCTCTAATAGCCACTTTTTGTAATACTTTGCCGCCGTGTCCTTAATCTTGTCGCTCATGTGCATCCCAAAAACACGCTTTACCTTGCTGTCCTTAATAGCCGCATTGATAGCATGGGTAGGCTGGATAGCAAGATACTTTTCCATGCCCCGAGACTTAAAGTAGTCCTTAGGGTGTGTTACCTCGTTCTCATACATGACCTCCGCATTGTAGTACACTGCCAACTTTAGACATATATCGTCCGCTAAATCATATGTCTCCGGCCTGCCGTAATACTCAGCTACTATCTTATCCCCATCCCCACTTAAATCATCAATCCCCCTATAAACAAGAATGGAAGCCCGTGAATCCATAGTGGACTGATCCTGCCTATAAGGGTCATAACCTATCTTGTAATACCCGAAAGGTGAATTGGCTATAGGATGCTCATATATTACAACCGCCCCTTTAGGGTCAACTGCTCTGGTCCCCCCACTGTCAAAAAACCAATGCGGACTTAGCCTTCCCTCTAAATCAAACTTAGGGACTACCTTCTTACCATCCTCCTCAAAAAGCAACTCCACTACATCCCCTACCTTCTTATAAGCCTCCGCCTCCTTTACCTTGTTCAGACGGGCCTTCAATTCCATCGTAGGGAAATCATTATCCACCGCTACTAAAAAAGCCTCCTCTGGACTAAAAGGCCGCTCAACTATATGCCCAAGTAGTCCAGAAGATGACAGCTTCTTTCGCTTCTTTTCCCTTAATTCAATCTCATATCCCTTCGCTCCATCTATATCATCATTACCGCCACTGTCCACAAACCCCTCCTTGCCCCAGTAATCAGGAAAGAAAAAAGAACACGAATCAGTAGGATTATCCTCATCCCATATATTCTCAAACGGAATCAGACCATGCCCCTCAGGATTGTAAAACATATCAATGAAGTCCTGAGTATCGCCATCTATGTCCAAAGAACTGGTACCATATATCACAATCATCCCAGTCCGCTTCTTTCCTTCCTCTGTAGCCGGCTTGGTAGCCTCGTATGAAGAAATCAAATTGGGCCATTTACCTCCCTCCTCCATCATTACCCAATAAGGATCACTACCCCGAGCCGCATCAGGGTTGTCTTTGTACGTCAAC